ATTTGCAGGGATTGTCGATTGTAACGGGCTTGTTGTTGTAGACGCTTAGCGCGTGCTTTGGGATTCTTTTTGTAGTAGTCAGACGTACGACTTGCCATACAGTCTCCGTTGTACCAGTTCGGGGTCTATCTGTGGCAGCACATTAGCTAGTTTCTCAAGTGGATTACCATCATAGGCAACACCACTGATATCGTTTTTAGAAAGCCAATCACAAGCTGCTTTAAGTTCTTGTGCAGTTGCCTCTCCAGATTTAATACGCTTGAGGAATTCAGTGGTAACAAGGTTATGAAGCTCGTTAAACATGTCCTCAGTTGCCTTCTTGTTAGCCATTTCTCAATACGATTTGGTCTAATTTGTTCTCAATGCGGATCATGTGATCCTCCATTTTCTGTAAAGCAGTAGCTAACTCTTGCCTTGGGACATATTTTTCAGCAAACCTTAGCTCAATGGAGTCAATACGTTTGTCGATATTATCCATACGTGAGTTAGACTTAGAACTAACAGCGAGTACACCACCGCTAACACCAATAACTAGAGAAATAGCTCCAGCAATAGCAGTTTCAATCATTACATGTACCCCATATAGACCTGAACACCATCTGCATCTACAATTGTTGTATCTAACAGGGTGTTACCACCTGTAATAGAGTAAGCAATACCAGTAGTAAAGGTAATACCACTGGTAAAATTGACCTCTTTAGAGTCGTTGGATTGCACATGAATGATAGCCATAGGTACATCTGTACCAACAACAGGTGCAGTAGCCTTATTATACAGTCTAATTGTAATGGCAGCACCACTACCACCACCGCTATGGGTATTATGGATAATCATGTTAAAAATAGCACCAGGGCTAGGCTTAACAAGTGTAGGGTTAGTGCTATTTGTTGAGCTTTTAAAGTGAACTTTTGTTGCTACAGGTAGTTGTTTTTCAAATCTACCAGGTACAATATTGTAAGTAGTACTAGCCATTTTCTCTCATTAGTCGAATTAGTTTTTCGGCATACTGAGGATCGGTGGCGTACCCTTCAGTTACAAGCAGACGAGCACATTCTTCAGCAGATGTTGCCCGGTTAACGCCTTTATGACGTTGATAATCTCGGTACCAGCGGTCTACAAGGTAAGACACACAGGTTTGTAGATCAGGAAAGTCAATAAAACCAGCCTTAATGGTGATCCACTGGCCGTTGATGAACTCTTTGGTTTCACGTTCAGAGCCAGAACCTTTGAGACCAAAGAAGTTGTTCTTACCAGAAGTGTGTTTGCCGTATCCACTCTCCAATGCCCACTGAGCAGCTACAACTTGCGGGAACTTAGCCCCTGCACGTTCAGCAGCAGCTTTAACCCCCTTCCAGGTGTTCTCTACGGGAGTTGTGGGTTGCGGTGTAGTGGTAGGTCGGAAGGTCATAAACCAGCCAGTACCTTGTCCTTCTACTTCCCAACGAGGTAGCCAGTTTTTCCAAGAGTACTTGACACTTTGTCCTCCACTACCGATAGTTACATAACCACCGTTGACGTTATCCATCTCACCGTATGGATCATGAAAGACACCATTCTCTCCATCATCACCGATGAGGAGCATCCAGTGTCCACCACCAACGGGGTTAGAGACATGTCCTTTGTGGAGGATACCAGTTGCTACGGGATAGCCGTTCTTAAGTTCGTTAATAAGGTTCTGACGTGTGCCATTGGTGTAGAAAGAAGCAAAGACACCGTACTGCTGACAGGCTTTGACTTGACTGGTGGATGATGTAGTGTCGCCGTATTTAAGAACAGTTTTTAGGTAATCATCATCAGCATTACTACCAAGGAGTGCATCAGGACGGAGATACTTAACTGCCATCGAGCAAGTACTCGAAAAACACATACGATCTCCGTGCCTGGTAGCACTATCTCCCTGAAGGTAATACTGCTTTACTTGCAGCAGTACCATGGTGATTACTTCCCTCTAAGGGTTCTACGAATACGACGCACTGTGTCATCTTCAGTACGTGTTTTGCTGAAATAAGCAGCAGCCATAGTGATGACTTGAGTAACGCTATTTGAGCGCCGCTTCTTAGTCATACCGAGGTATTCAGAAGCGATAAATAGGATGAAAAAGGCAAGCGTCTCATAGGACACTTTAATGCCTAGGATGGTGATCATGGTTATTAGAGTACAGAAATAATAAACGCAAGCAGCTCTTCATAGCGAATGCTGTATTGGCTACCAGCTGGTACAATCTCTGTAAATGCTTCCTTTTTTACAACTTCATGGTAGATAGCCTCACCATTTTCATCTAGTTCATCCGTTAGCTGACGTTCAATTTCAGCTTCATGCTCAATAGTTCTTTCTTCCCATTCGTCATAACAAACAATGCCATACTTAAATGGATCCAATCCACCATCTTGGAAAGCCTGTATAACTTCTTGAGCTATAACGCCTACATGTGTACGGGCATCATCTCCCTTTTGCTGTACAGCAGACTTGTAGCGGAATGTTTTAATTAGACCCTTGAGAGATGAAGCAACTTGTTTTTCTGCATCAGTTAAATCAGCAATGTCTTGCTTTTTACGTTCATCTGAAGTGATAATCGTGCCATTAGAAGCAAATACATTATTCCATTTATTAGCTGCCTGACCAAGATTTATGTTACTATCAGTTATAGGGCAGAATGTATTATAGAATCCAAGAATCTGGACACCCCTTTCAGCACCACTACCATTACCAGCTGTGAGCGTAAGAATGGAGTCACTGTCAACCCCATTGTGGGCTTTAAGAGCTAATTCAACTCCATTAGAACTGAGATTAATGCTAGATTGGCGATCATAAGTATTTGTTTTATGTTGAAGAAGAAACTTTGGACCACCAGTAAATCTGAAAGGATTATCGTATGGAAGTTGTGATGTGTAAGAAGTATCCTGCATGACGCGGATTCTATTACCAACATCAAGTGGATACTCTGGATTAGCTCTTTGGATCCCGCAATCACCAGATGGATTACCAAAGTGCATACGATAATACTGACTGGCTCCATCACTAAGACGCCAGCGATTAAACGCCAAGTCATTGATGTACCCATCACATGCTATCTGCCAGCGAGTTACACCATCCAAGTGAAAACCAATTGATGTTTGTTTGCTTGTATCATTAACTCCAGCAGCAACTAAACCAGCAGCTATTGTATGGGCAGTTTGTGGTACTCCATTGAAACTAGCTGGAGTTTTAACATCAAGGATTAGACTTGGATGGTAAGGGGCTTCAACAACAAAGGTATTATCTGGAATTCCTCCATAATAGCCATTTGTAATGTAACGCCATGTGACAGTGCCATCAGTGATGCTTTGCCCAGTTCCAGCTGGTCCACCTGAAGAAGCAGACGTACCAGTAGCTGTCACCATGTACGCATTTCCACCATTAATGCGTTTTGTGCCAACTTCGTAAAAAGTTGAAGGAGCCCAAGGTGTAGTAACAACTGGTGCAACTTGATACGGAGTGCTGACATGGTTCATCCAGAAGTGTAGACCCCTGGTGTCAGCTAGGTACTGGACATTATTGTTAAGAGGCCAATTAAGATCCTGAAAGTCAGTGACAAATGTTTCAGTAGATGTCGGCAGCTGCGAAATGCGAGTGTTACCATCAATAACAATGGTCCTACCTTTTTGTGTAGATACACTATCAAAGGCTTTTTGTATATTAGCTGTTTCGATGGTCGCACCATTGCCAACAACACCAAAATCAGTGGCAGAGATAACATCTTGCAGCTTTGATTCAACGGCGCGCTGCACAGCACCAGTACCGGCCTGGATGAAACCTCCACCCAAATCAGCTAGATCTCTTGTTTTTGTCATAGGAATAATTAGATAGAGTTATTTGAGTGGACTTCAACCATATCACCTTGAAGTAAGGCTGGTCCAAGGATGCTAATAGTAGTACCGTTTGTAGCGGAATAGTCTAAGCCACGTTGAAGTAGAGCACCATTAACAAACACCTGCTCACGTCCTACAGTATAAGATAAAACAGCAAATCCATCACCGAGTTGTGCAGGTAAAGTACCACCCAGACTAGATGCACCACCAACACCAATTGTCTTAGTCCAACGAGTGAAACTGTAAGATGCTGTGGGGTCCGCTGCAAGATAGTTAACGCAGCGAACCATTACAATATCACCAGCAGTTAGTGGGACATAGAATGTGACTGTCCTACCATCATTAGCTAGATAATCATGAAGAATAGTAGATCCAGTATTACGCCTTTGTAGTGCACCATTAAGATACACTTGTTCTTTACCTACTTGATACTCAAGCAAGGAACCAGTTGTACCAACAACTGTTTCACCACCAACAGCAGTATAAGACCAGTTGGTGTAACCTGGAGGACCAGATGCACCAACTTTACTATCTACATAACCTTTAGTTGCAGCATTAGTATCAGCTGCAGGTGTCTGAAGATTGATGATCTTATAACCACCCATATTGAGATCACCAACCATTGCGTTGGAACCATCAATGTTGACAACATCGTTAGTGTTCTCTTGGGTGACGTACAGGTTTTGAGTGAAGTTATCATTCAGATCCTTTGCACGAATAGCAGAACCTGAATAGAAAGTAGCAGCTAACGAATCATAGTTAGTATCACGGTAAATACGGATAGTACCACCAATAGCAGGAGCTGTGTTAAACTGAATCGTAGTAGCGTTGGCAAAGGTATATGCAGTTGTAGGTGTACCATTGATCGTTACTTTAACGTCAGTGGTCTCAAGATATGGGAAAGTAAATGAATAGAGAACGGTTGCCCCGTTCCCTGTGTATGTATTTTGAGTGACAGCCATCGCTTATGTCAGTAGAGTTAGTAAGACATCGTTTGCTTCATGTCATCGAGAAACTTCTTAGCTCCGTCGATATCACCGACTTGAAGCATATTCTCGACAACTTCATTTTGATAAACTTTACGCTGAATTCCATCACGATTAACAAGATTAGCTTCAGCCATACGCATGGATGAACGCAAACCCGCATCCAAGAAAAGATGGATGTTTTTAAACGATTTTACATCAGGTGCTAGACCTGCATCACGTGCTCGTCTAAATTCAGAACGAAACGCTTTAGCATCTGTAGACTGCATAATTTGACGGATAGAGTCACGGAAATACCCTTGCTCACCCATCATATTTAGCACTTCAGATCGTTCCTCATTGGTATAATCAACGCCTCGTCCATTAGTCTGAAGACTTGGTCGGGCATCATATTCAATATCAATAAGGAATTGCTTTTCAGGTGTAATTGCATCACTTACCTTCCACGGCATGTATGTATTCCATACACGTGTCCAGAAGTTAGAAGGTTCACCTACTTTACCACCATCAATCCAATCATACTTATCAGGCAGACCAGCTTTCAAAGGTGGAATACGATTAGCAACAAGATCAAAGAAATTATTTTCTACTTCTTTTTTAGCTGGCATCATAAGACGCCCAAATTCAGACATCAAGCTCGAGCCAGGCATAGTAGCACTGGTAGCAAAAGAGGATGTCCAACGATTGATTGCACCAACATCACCACTTAGAATATCATTAAGTGGTTCAAGAGCAGCCAGCATAGACTTATCAGTAACAGTAGAGCTGATAATAAATCCAGTAGCACGTAAGGTTTCAGCAAGTTCAGCGGAGTTAAGGACATCAAAGTTATCCATAACTGTTGCTGTCAAAGCAAGCCAATCGCTTACACCAGGAATACCATCATAGCTAACCCAACCACCACCAGGAACACGGATAGAACGCTTCTGCCAGCCTGCATCGTTTCTAACACGTTGCTTTTCTTTGTCGTAAAGACCGTCACCAGTGATACGGTCGGACATAAAGAGACCAGTAGTTCCCATCACAGCAAGTGCTCCAATAGCTTTACGTCCTTTTAATTCAGCACGAATTTTGTCATATTCGAACTTTGCATTATGAGGACCAGCTTTAATACCACGGCCAGATAAAAGATCAATAACTTGATCAGCAGGCATGTCTTCATATGACCGGCTAAAAGCGTTAACCTGGTTGATAAACAAACCAAGTGGATTATAAGAAGCCATATAACTCATCATATTGAGAGGAGTCTTTGTAAACAAAAGAAATGGCTTCAATACAGGTGCAGTGCGAATTAGACTAGAAAGTGCATCATTGGCTGGATTATCCAGGTTTAGAGCAATTTCTCCAGAAGCATATCTAACAGCTGCGTCAGTAATGTTGTCGTTCTCATCAAACATTGAACGATAGACCTGTTGAGCCAGATCTTCGGCTTGTTTACCAACAACATCAAGTGACCCACTTTTTGTTACTTCATTCCAAGCTCTAGCACGTGCTTCCCAATTACCAATAACAGCACTTGTGAACCCATCAAATGCCATCATACCACGCTGACCAAAGCGCAGCCATGGATGCTGAGCAAGATCATTAATCTCCTCAACCATGGAAACCATTACTTGAGGACCATAATCACCTACTGATGCTTTAGCATCGGCAAATGTTTTAAGTACCTTTAGTTGCTCTTCATCAGCAAGTCCAATATCTTCCCGTGCTGCCATCACATAAGGATCAGTAGCAGAACGTTTGTAGACTTGACTCATATAGCTAAACCCCTTACTAAGGGTATCCCAAGCCGCTGAATATTGAAACCATGCTTGACGCATAGTTTTATGATCACCAAGCAGCATGGCACCTGCTATATGGGCTACAGGTTTAACTGCTAATAGACCAACACTAGAGATACCTGCTTTAAGCGGAGTGCCAATACCAGACAAGGTAGAGTTATAAACGTTAGACCAGAAGCCACGCATAACTACTGAAGGAATCTCAGCTTGATTATCCAACAAAGCTTTACTGAATACACCTGTACTATTACGTAAATAGTTATTAAGCTTAGTAACAGTATCTACTTTACCATCTGTTACCTCATAAGCAAGCAGAAGGGGTTTAAGTAGCTCAGGTTTTTCAGCCTTTACTTCACGAAGAATGTCAACTGTACGCTTTGCTTCACCTTTAATTTCAGCAATACGGTTCAAATAAGTCTCTGTACTCATATCTCCGCTGGACAATGCCTGACGAGCACGAGCAAGAATACCCTTACCGTACGCTTCACTGCCTTTATCAGTAACTCGATTCCATAGATTAAGCATATTCAAAGCACGACCACGTGAATACGAAGTCATACCTTTCTGTGCCATCAAGAATTCAAGTCGATCGAGGATCTGTTCTTGAGCTCGATCTTCAGCGGCTGTACCATCCATCAAACGCATACCCATAGACATGTCAGAGACTTGTCCGGCAAAAGATGTACCAACATAGGACTGTGCTTTCATCACATCCATATCAGCAAAGTCACCCATTAACTGTTTGATGGAACTAAAGACTGCTGCATAACCCTCATCGTTAAGCTCAGGGATGCTGTATTGATTAGGTGTTTGGAACTTTTTAATGGTTTCCCGAAGGGTTGGCGTATCCATCTTGTAAAAGTCCATAGCCAAATCTTCACCAGCTTTGCTGATCTCCTTGAAGCTGAGGTATTTACCTGATGCTGTTTTGTAGCCGTATTCACCAGAATCCTTAAGCTGCTGAGCAAGACCACGGATGATAGTATCTTGACCTTCAGGAATCTCAAGACCAAACTTAAGTGCAGGTTCAGAGACAACACTACCTACTCGACCGTAACTAGTACCAGCGTTGCTATTAATGCGTGCTACATCAACAGAAGCACCCACAATACCAAGGTTATCCACTGAACGAACACCCGATTCTTCATAACCATAAAGGTCATGAACACCAAGTAGTGGTTGATCTAAATTGGCATTTTTTGAAAAGTTGTATTCACCGAGTTCATCCAAAGCGTCTGAGCGGCGTGCAGCAGACCCTGCAATGGCTTCCTCAAGGTCATCCGATATCTCTACACCTAAGTTCTCTGAGAACCACTTTGTAGCCTTTTCTGACTCAGGTACCCATTGAGTAGAACGGTTAATACCACGAAGACTTTTAGCAAGCGTACCAATACCTTCTGCAAAATCTACAAAAAGGCCAAGACCAACACCTTCAGTGACATTCTTTTGACGTTTAATGTCAGGACTATCGCTATCTAATGTAGCAATATCATCAGAAATCCAACCAAATTGTGCGGGAAAGTTTTTCTTTAGTGTACCAGTTAGGTTGTCATCTGTTTGGTTAAACTCAACAGTATAATCTACGCCAGCACCAACACCAGCACCAAGCATTTTAGGTGCTACCCACTTAACAAATGGGTCACTAAAAAGCTTAACACGGCTAGCACTAGCAGCAGCACCAAACATACCACCAAGACCTTTGGTAATAAAAATAGTAGGTACAACAACACTGCTGATTTCTCTAAGACTTTGAGTTACATCATTTTCAAACTTAGGCGCCTTTCTAAGCTTAAGACCAGTAACTGCATTAAGAGTATCAGTAAACCAGTCGTTAACACCTTGACCAGGTGCAGCCAGAACATCAAACGTTTGTTGAATAATGTTCCTCTCACCTTGTTGTGGTTGTTGCGGTTGCCCTTGACCCGTAGGCTGGGCTGGACGAGGCTGTGATGTACCTTGTACTGGTTGAGGAGCGGTTTGCCGTAGTTGTTCTTGCTGTTGCCGATTGGCGAAGCTTTCGATGCTTTCCATTTCTTGGGCTTCAGCAGCTGCTTGTGCAGCCAAAGCTTGCTCCTCTTCAGGACTTAAATTTGGCGTACCAAATAGGTAGGGATCTTGCCTAATGTCGTCTTCATTCATTGTTGTAATTGTATGTTAACGTTGAAGCTGTTGGACTAAATGGCGACGCAGTTTATCAAACCCTGCATAAGGTTTCATACTTTTACTACCGCGTGCGGCAGGTGCAAGGAAGTCAATAGACGCAATAGTTCCATCAACTGATCGTACATTACCAGTACCACCTTGGATACCAATAATATCACCAGCATTTATTTGTTGACCAGGACGAACAGCAACACCATCAGCAAAGTGTGCGTATAGAACATCTACCTTTTGACCAGTCAGTGGATCGGTTGATTCGATAACAACATAGTTGCCATAGCGAGGTTCACGACTTACATCTTTAACTACACCACCGAGCAGAGCTGGAAATCTCTTACTTTCAAAGTAAAGGTCTACACCAGGCTGATCACCAGGTTTTTCAAAAGTAACAGAAGAAGGACGTTCAAATGTAGCTTGACCATAGCGAGTCATACTAGAACGCATAAGGCTTGAGTGCTGAAGTGCTTGACGACCATGCCCAAACTTATATGCTTGTTGCATCACCTTCCCAAAATATGCCCTATTTTCGTCAGACATACCAACTGCACCAGGACCACTATTATAAGCTTGAATAGCCCAATTAAGGCTATTACCTGGATTGTTAGGATGACGCATCAAATTGCTAAGATACCTAGCAGCACCATCAATAGCTTGAGGAATATTTAATGGGTCTACGCCCATCCCTGCAGCAGTAGTTGGCATAAACTGAGCAATACCAATAGCACCAGCGCTACTCTTACGTTGACCAGATAGTACTTCAGAAGAAAAGCCCATACTTTCATGCGAGAGCAACCCAGCAAGTACAGCAGGAGGCAAGTTATATTTTGTAGCAGTTTGTTGAATCAAACCACCAATGTTGATACCATTGTATGGTTTAATTGTATCTGCCAAAAACATATTAGTACTACCCATAGCCCTAACAGAAAGCTGCGGAGGTGGAGCAGATAACCTTTCCAAAGCCTTCATGAACTCAGGCCTAACACCTGTTGCGTAGTTCTTAAGAGGCTCAGAGATTGTAACAAAAGGTACACTTGGATCATTAAGTGTAGCTATCTGACGGTTGATAACAGTCAGCGGACTGACACCAAGACTTTGACCTATCTTAAAGGCAATGTCATCTGGTTTCCATCCAGGTTTCTTAGAAGCTGCACTGATTTCCTTTAGTTCTGATACTGTGTAAACATTACCAGACCCATCCAGGAATTCATTACTTTTACCAGCTTTACCATACCTTTCAAGTGTACCAAAGATATGACGATTACGAGCAGATGCAGCACCGGATGGACCACTAATATTAAGAATATCCCTAAAGCCACCGAAGTCTCCAGCTTTACCACTTACGACAACATTAGGGTTTGCTAAGAACTCTTTAATGACTTGTGCTTGGACCTGAGTTGGTAGCATCGGGTCGTTATTACCAGCTGCACGTAACGATGAAAGTTGATTGTAGAATCTATTTTGCAGCTGACTAATCTTATTACCAACTGTCCAATGGAGAACACTATTTGGTCCTTTAACGACACCAGGAACACTTTTTACAGCATCCGCAATAGCCTCCATTTGAACCTTATAGTTACCATTAAGTTGACGTTCTTTAAGATTAGCTTCTGCAAATGCACCAAACCTGCGCCTTTGATCAAGTGTAGCACCTAATCTATCAAAATCATCAGGAACAAGCAATTTAGCTAAAGCAAGCTTTTCGAGAGTTTTATCGGACTCAGCAAGTGCTTTAGCTTCAGTGGTTTCATTGCGAAGAATAGCTTCTAAACGATCACTTACATAACCCGGATGTATTGCACGCAGGTTTTCATATACCTTAGCAACTTCGTCAGCAGTTTGTGGTCGAGCGTTTGGATCTGCAAGAATTTGATTTTCACGAATAAAGGCATCCTGTTGAGTCCTTTGTGCATCTTGAACAAGTTTACGTTGGTAACCATCTCGTGCTTCTTGAATAGTTGCAGCAAGTGCAGTGAGTTCTGGCCTACCAGCCAAAGCCTCACCCATAGTCATCTCAACGCCACCCTTAACTGTTGTTGCAGCAAAGAATTGTTCAGTTTGTGCAATCGCTGCTAATGGATTACCATCACCAGTAACACGCGCTAAGTTGATTTTATTGGTAAGATATTCAAACTCTTGAGAAATCGAACTGTTACGTGCATCACCAGTAGCAGCAGTAATTCTGTCCGCTGCAACCTGACCACCCATTGGACCAGCATCTTTCCATTGCTGTTCACGAGCAAGGAATGTTTCATTAGCTAGTTCGCTAGATTTATTCTGGCGATATTTAGCCGCTGCACGTTGTATGATCTGATTCTCAGTAGACCTAATATAAGGGTTTATATACTGCTGTTGAGTTTCAGTTGGAAATTCACTGATTCTATTTTCACGATAAAAATCTATAACCAGATTCGACAGGAGTTGACGAGCTGCAGCGGGATTACCTTGTTCTTGAGCCTCATTTAAGCTAATCTGTGTACCATTAATATCAAACTTTTTATCACTGTTGTTGCTGATAAATGGATCAATTGATCGACCAATCAGTTCAGCTCCAGCACGACTTTTTACAAACCTACCACTCTGATAGTTCTCACCAAGATAACGGATTTGGGCTGTAGTAACACCATTATCTTTGATTAAACCTTGGAAATACGGATTAGTGTTAATTACTTCATCAGTAACGTTCTTACCAAGAGCCGCATACTCCTTCATAATAGGAAGAGCAGAGTCTCCAGCTCTCAGTACAGCTTGATCGTAACGCTCTTGTCTTGCGGTTTCAATGGTTTTATAGACAGCAACACCAGCCTCAGTTGCTGACTTAGAAAAGGCACTTAATTGAGAGAAAAGTCTAGCTTGATTAAGGCCTTGTGTTTCAGCATTTTGAGCAGCAATATCATAGTTACCAAGAATAGCTTGTTGAACACGCTGCTTGTTCTCCATATCCCGTTGGAATATGAAATCACGATTAGCGTTTTCAAGGTCGTTATTCTGGGTAAGTGCTTGTAGTTGTCTATTCTTTTCAGCAATATCAAACTGTGCTGCAGTAGCCAGTGACTTAATAAAATTGTTACCCTGATTTAGGTATTTTTGTGTTTCATCAGGAACTTGGATAGGGTTAAACCCTCTAGGATTAGCAAAACTTCTAAATTGTGCCATAGTTTACCTTATTAAAGTGCTGCAATACTGACAGCAGTTTTGACATCTTCAGCCAAACCAGTAAGACCAGCAAGCCATGGATTAGTGTATGCAGCATCAACCTCAACAACTTCAGGAAGCGGCCTAGGCTTCTTAGGAGCTTGTAGAGTAGGACGTGGTAGATCACGAGGAGCAGGAAGTGAAACAGGTGGCAACGGTGGAAGCAGGACATTTGCCATAGCGTTAAGATCAGCCTGATACTTACTAAGTGCAGCTTGTTCAACCATAGCCTGAGCTTGATTTTTAAGGCTTACACGTGAAACAGCAATCTGCGCTCTATCTAAATAATACTGATCATTAAATTGAGCCAATTTCTGATTGATATCTGCCGCAGTTAACCCAGCTGTACGTTCGGCATTAAAGACATCATCGATCAGTGCAGACATCCTGAGACCAGCTTCTGCAATAGAAGATTGAGCAATCTTTTCTGCAGTCACACCACTGGCTCCACGAACTACCGCTTGACCCATATTCTTCAATGCTTCTACATAAGCAACTTGCTGATTAAGTTGACTTTGACCACGTGTTTGTTGTAAAGCTGCTTCATTTTGCTGTTGACCAAGAATTGCACCAAGTTGATTATATCGAAAATTCAACATGGTAGACTTTTCTTCAAAATCTAAAGCAACCGACTGTTCCTGTTCCCAACGTGCTGCATCTTGAATAGCATAATCCTGAGCAAACCTATTGAAGTCTAGCTGTTGAGCTGCAGTCTGTTGGGATTGCTGGAATGCTCGCATCTGATTAGCAAAATCAAATGCTTGGATTGTCATCTGGTAGCGATAATTATCCTCGGCAATAGCATCCTGGAAGGAGTACTCTTGTTCAATATTCTGTCGTTGAATATTGATGGACTTTTTATCGTACTTAAATTGATCGCGTTGGTTTTGATTAGTAAACCGCCTAGCTACTCGATTCCTTTTATTGATTGCATCAGCCTGTTCTTGTGCTGCTCTGTTTTGCTCTTGAGCGCCAAAAAAGCCAGTAATAAGACCAATAGGCATTAACCTGCCCTCCTATAATAACGCGGTGCATAATGACCTTCCCAATACATGCTATTGACTGATACCGGGAAAGGTGATGTGCTGTTTAGTTTAAGTGTAAAGTTTGTATTTTTCTGATGAATAGGCACAGTAAGACTCGTTCGATCAATAGTAGGTGTGGAGTTAGCTAGATAGTATCCAGCATTCTGTACGCCTGCTACATAGATCCATTGTGGAGCACCATAGCGGCTGATATAAAAGTTGATAGCACCACTGAATCCAATGTCAAACTTCATCCGTGAGATAGTCAAAGATGCAGTCCAATCAACAGTATTCCGTGATCTAAAGAAATAACGTGGTAGTTCAACTTCAAAGTCAAACTCAAAACCAGCTACAAGATCATACTCCTTACCAGTCCAATTACCAGGAACTAACCAGTTACCACTACCATCTACTTCTACATCAAGTACAAAGTCATGAGTTACAGTCGTATTAGGTGTAGCAGATAGCTTATACAAAGTACTGTAATCAGTACCAGTACCATCTTGCATGGTCTGTGCAGTAACGACAACAGGTGTCTTACCAGTAATATGTGCGTATGGTTTAGGAATAGTAGACTTATCAGTAGTGCTATTATAAGTGATAGTACCACCAGCCTTTACAACAAAAGCTTGGTCAACACGTGTTGTATTAATAGCAGGTGTTGTATCAACTTCTGATGGATCCAAGTTTTGAATTACATCAAGTAGAACAACCCTGTATTGAGAACCTACCTTAAGGATACCAACAATGTAGTTATTGATAACAGTAAGATGTTTAATACCACCTTGTAGCTTCCACTTAAACCATGCCTGCATTAGTTGCTCATTACCTGAAGAATAGTACTTATACAGGTAGATGGTATCAGAATCAATGCTGTATAGTGCAGCCAATGAGTCCTGAACATTAACAACCAACTGCTGTAGATTATTAGGTAGATAACCAGTGACAACCTTACTGACTTCTGCTACATCAGCAGCAGCTAGATTCCCTCTAGACTGCATACCAAGAAACTTGGTTGACCCAGTTGACTTAGATACAAAGCCAATGAAGTCACCTGTGTCCTGTGCTAACACAGTACGATCTGATTCATACTGACTGATTGTACGGACAATCACATCACTAGGTGAGATGATACCACTTTCAGAGTAAAGCAAGTATTGTTCATACTCACTGAATAGAACAAGACCTTGTGCTTGAGGTACAGCACAGTAAAGGTTACTAACCTTAGTACTGGATGTCTCTACATCAACAGGATCAGAAGCAATAACTGTCTGAGCACTGGTAAAGAAGAAGTTCTCAAGATCTTTTGCCACACTCATAGCAATCGTATCCTGAGTCAGGAATACCACGCGGTTACTATAGATAAGACCAAATTGAATCTCACGACCAACAAAAGATGGTACAGGATTACCTAGATCATTACCTGTAAACCTGGATGCCCACGTTTCTTTGGAGATAGTAAATGTGTTAGTGCCAGTATTGACTAGCTTATAAGGCATAGTCTCTGCGTTGAAGCCACTCGAAGCAAGTTGAGCGACAAACTTGCCAGCAGTTGCAATAGGATTACCATCAGCATCTACATTGATGTCCCAACCACGGGACTCTTCCCAGAAGCCAGAACCTTCATTAACAGCTGATGTACCACCAGGTGCATTACCAGTTGAAGCAAACTTCACATAATAGGAAGCACGTTCATCAATGGCATTGGTAATCTTAACACGTCTACCAGGCTTAGTATAAGCAGCAAGACGTGCAGAAGAGATCACATCATCTTGATAGCAAGTCAAGGATACACCTTGAATACCACCAGCCACTTCAATAGTGAATGGAGTTTGACCATCTTTGATCTCAATCTCAAGGCTATTGGCGTACTTAATTACATCAAAAGTTGCACTAAGTGAAGCATCAATGTCAGCCTTAAGACCAGTTAAGATCTCATCAGAAGTGACAGGATAACCACGTGTGGTAGCTGCAGTTTCATCTACCGTAGTAAAATCATACTGAGTACCATTGATGAAGATCTTATAAATGCTATCATAATCAATACTACCAATAACAACTGTAGCACGAGTACGAAGATAGTAATTTGTCTTCGCAGTCATTGCAACAGTCTTATTTTTATTGATGATATAAGTCTGATCTAAGTAAGAAAAGGTGTGGAAGTCATCAACACCTTTAGTGGTTACAGGTGGTGTCAAATAAGACACAACATCTGTAGCTGATTTACCTGTAATCGTAGCTTCAGTAAGACTGAGAACACCGCTAGTTACTGTAGGAACAGTATTCCAAATACGGATATTACCAGTCTTTGTGATAACACCAATGTAGCGTTCATCATTATCTCTAGAGATAGAGAACCAATGACCATCGGTAAAGTTACTAGCACCTTCATTTAGAAGCCCTAGAAACTGAGTACCATTACGCTTTAGTAGACCATAAGTAGGATCTGGATATCCATTAAGGATTTCAGTAACTTGTCCAGGTTGCTTCTTTGTATCAGCTTGCCTGCTAACACCACCTAGAAAAGTAGGGATAGTTTGTGTAACTGCTGCCATCAGTATCTCTGCAAAGTATTATACGGTTGATAGCTTTGATAGAAGTTACCATCGCGTGGGTAACCAAACATACTATAGTCTCCTTGGTTACATTCATACTCCATCGCTATAGCCCGTGCATAGGCTTCTTTCTGCTGAAGGATCTGATACTGCGTAGAGTCTCCTACAAGCCTGCTAGAGGCGATTGCAGCAGCCCTACAGGTGATGTAATCTTGGATAGGAGACGGTAGATCTTCCCAAGTAAAGAACCATGTGACATCACAATAGATGGATTCAGTCCACGTAAATGTATGGTTCCTACGATCATAGAGTTTACCATCACGTTTGACAGTATCTTTCTCTTGATAGCTGGAAGCATATTTAGGATTATCTGAAAGATCCATCTGTAGCACATTGTTTGGCCACACGATTTGATTGTTATTATCTGGGGTGAACGGATAATCAAATTCTTTATTAAACGTCCAACCCTCTCCTTGAACTTCTCGTGATACCTCTTCAAGAGTATCGTAAGCAATCGCAACGTCCGGGTTGGTTACTACGGTAACCGAATTACCATTTTGATCGGTAATTGTTTCTGTATCAATCGAAGTGACTGGAGCCTGACCAACTGACGCCAGGATCTGATTGACAGCTTGCAGCTCAGTCTTAGAGCCAGTGGTAGAGAATGGCATAATAACAATAGTGTTATATGTATGTTAAAAGGAAAGGGGCTCCCGAAGGAACCCCCGATAAACTAATCAAGCACCGGTGCGGGTAGCATCAAGTGCAGGAGAATCGACTTCTACACCAGCATAAGCGGTGCGAAGACCAGAGGTGATAGAGAACACCTTAGACACAGTAGAGCCACTGGTCTGGGAAACAGAGCGGCGAACGGCATTAGAGCCAGCCACAGCCAGGTTACCATTGTCGGCATAAGTAGTGCCGTAAGCACCAGTCACAGCGCCAGGAGCGCCACGACCACTCACACCACCGCCACCAGCGGGTTGAGAAATGTTTGCCATGATCAGAACCGACGATATTCGAGGAAAGAACCAGCGTAGACAGTAGTATCGCTAGCAGTAGCTGCATCCTGTGCAAACTTGAACTGGATAGTACCAGCGTTAGCACCATTCACCAGCACACCAACAACACGCAGGAAACCATTGGTGTTAGCAGCGCCAAGAATGGAGATAGGAGCAGAAGTAGTAGCGATAGCGAGATCAACTGCAGTATCATCTGGAGCCATACCTTCAGTCACCTGACGGTACAAAGTCGGAGAACCAGGGATAGCCACTTGATACTTGAAATCAGCACCAGTAGCAGTGTTATAGAACAGGTTAACACGGAAGAGCACACGCTCATTCGCATCAACATTCAGTTTCAGCTGGGGCACATCCACAAGGGTGGAGCTGTTATTGACGATACGGTTAGCATCAACAACATTTTCCAGCTGCATCATGTCGGGCTGATACACAGCACCGATATTACCATTAAGAGTGATAGACATTGTTTATCCTAAAGTGAGTTACGTAGCGGTTGCTCCGGAAATAGAGGAGCCATTGGTTGCACGATCAAGTACACCATTGCCCACAACCTGACGACCTGCTTCAAGAGGAGAGCAAGGATTCAGAGTGTAGGAGGCAATGGTACCATTAACACTGAAGACCTGCCCAGCAGGAACCTTCACAACCTTGGAAGTACCAGGAGTAATAGCCATTAGATTGCCTCCCTATTATTTATCAGGAGCGAGCCGACTGCAGCTCAATAGCAGCAGCGGGGTTCAGCCAGTCAGCACCCATGGCAAGACGACCAACGATCACGTCACCTTGGTACATGGTACGAACATCAGAACCAGTGGTCTGCACTTGAGGACCGATAGCTTCCACGACGCCAGCAGCATCACGACCGTAGATCAGACCACAGTGGGTGCTGAAGTCGCCGGAGTAATCGTTGTTCTCACCAGGAACAGAAGACACAGTACCAGCCAGGAAAGGCAGGTTGTTAGAACGCTTGATGCTGATACCAGCGATCTCATAGAGACCTTCACCGCTGTTCAGGTTACCTTGACCATTACCATAGTCACGGTTCAGGATGTTGGTATCAACTTGGCTGATCAGAGCATAGTACTGACGAGGAGACAGCACAGCATGACGACCTTGTTTGGGCACATTCTTCTCATCCAGGATGGAAGCAGCCTCGAAGAAGGCATCAACCAGGGCTTGAGCATTAAACTCGTTGTTAGCACCCAGTTGGATCACACTACCACCAGGCTCAGGACCAGGAGCAGCAGTGATGGGGTGAGCCTGACGAGCAGCCTTTGCAATAGTACGGAAGATCTTCTTGTCATAAGCCTCAGCCAGAGCATGACCGATCTTAGCAGAGATCTCAGAACGCAGGCTGTAGTGAGCCAGGGTCTCATCCAGGTCGTAAACGAAAGCAGAGCTGATCAGAAGGTCATCACAAATGATGGTCTTCTCTGCCACCGGAGGATCACCGCTACCAAGGATAGGGGTACCAGGGGTGTGATAGCCAGCCTGCATACGGCCAGTATAAATGAACTGCAGAGACTTACCGTTACGCAGGGTACGGGTCTGCACAGTATCCTTAGCGATCGTAGCCGATTCATAGGCTTTGATCATTTCACCCGAAAACAGTTTCAGGTAAGTTGCATATTTAGAATCGTAGGAGCCGTCATTAACTTTGTTAAGAGCACCTACCAGAGTTTGAGTAGTGTTTGCCACTGTTAGAAAAGAGAGATAATGTTTAAGTGTTTCTCTCTAAGCGCTTAGAAAATTATTTGTTGTTTGTCTGTCTCTCCAGACTGTCAATGGCAAAGGGTGTCGGTCGTAACCGGCCAATGCCAAAGAAAAGGAGGTCCTACTCTGAGGTGCCTCCAGTCCATTAATTGACCACATTGCTGTGGATTTCAGCCCGAATTAGCGGGAACTATTTTTTCTTTGCAGTCTTAGCTGCTTTCTTAAATTGTGCAGCAGTCGGAGCACCTTTAGCTCCAGGCTTCCGCATCTTCTCACCACTACCTTTAGCGATACGTTTGCGTTTGGCGTGAATGTTTGCGTAGAGACCAGGCTTAGCCATTTAGCATTTCCATTTACGAAGGGCAAGGGCTTTCCTTGTAGGTCTACCCTTTTCATCTTTCATAGGACCTTTGACGCCAGACATCCTAGCACAGAATGACCGCTTACGTGGACCACCTTCAGGCTGCGGTGCCTTTAGGTTAGATCCAGTTTCACGGTTGTACTTAGCACGTCCAGCTGCAGTCAGTCCACCAGTTCTTGATTTATGTTTGCCAATCTGTAGACTGACTGATTTCTTTTTGGCCATTACCAAGAAGCCAGAGTATTAGCTTGTACTTTAGCACCTTTAGGACTCAGCTCAGTGAGGGTTTGATTAGCCTCACCATAAGCAGTGAGAAAAGCAGGAGCAGTAGCAGTAGGTGTGACATACTTCACATCTACACTAGAGAGTTTAGGATCAAAGGGAGTAGCAGCTGCCATGATTATCCAATAGTAGGAGCAGTGAGTGCCACAGGAGTTGTGTCTGCTGCGGCAAGATCGAGCGGGAAGTTATGAGCATTACGTTCATGCATCACTTCAAAACCAAGACCAGCTCGATTAAGTATATCAGCCCAAGTATTAACCACCCGACCATTGTTATCCAGAAGAGATTGATTGAAGTTAAAACCGTTAAGATTGAAAGCCATGGTCGAAACACCCAGAGCAGCAAACCAAATACCAACCACAGGCCAAGCAGCAAGGAAGAAGTGAAGGCTACGGCTATTATTGAAAGATGCATATTGGAAGATCAAACGTCCAAAATAACCATGAGCGGCAACGATG